AAGCGCGTTTTTGCCTACTTTTGCCGCGCGGCAAAAGTAGGTCAGGGGTCCGGGGGCGGACAGCCCACGGGCTTTCAAGGAGAAACAACTCCCCGCCGCGCAGAGCGCGGCAATGGAAAAGGAGTGAGTGATGAAACTCTTTAACCGCAAGAAAAAAGAAATCGACGCCGGGGCGGCGGCCACGCCGCAGATCCAAAGAAGCGATACGCCCCCCTTTGGCCTGCCGGGGTACTATACCCCCCTCCAGACCGGAGACAAACACCTCTATCGGGCCATCCGGGAGGCCGTGCCGCTGGTGGACGCCTGCATCTACAAGATCATCCGCCTCTGCGGCGGCGTGTCCGCCGAATGCGACGATCCCAGGGCGGACAGAGAATTGAAACGGTTTCTGGAGCAGGTGGATGTGGGCAGAGGCCAGAGAGGCATCAACGCCTTTTTGGACCAATATCTGGACTCCATGCTGGTCTTCGGACAGGCCGTGGGGGAGATCGTTCCTACCGCCGACAGCTGCGACGTGGCCGCCCTGCTCTGCGGCCGGGTGGAGGACGTGCACATCCAGGAGGGAGACGGGCCGCTGGATTTTAAGCTCTGCGGACAGGATCAGTATGGACAGGTCAAGCCCCTCCCACACCAGGACCTGCTGCTGTTCACGCCCTTCAATCCGGAGGCCGGCTCACCTTACGGCGTGTCCCTGCTGCGGTCCATGCCGTTTTTGACGGAACTGCTCAGTAAAATTTATTACGCCATCGGCGTGAACTGGGAGCGGATGGGCAACGTGCGCTTCGCGGTGGTCTACAAACCGGGAGACGGCGAGTGGGAGCGGGGCATGGCCCAGGAGCGCAGCAGGCAGCTGGCCAGCGAGTGGAGCAGGGCCATGGAGCGCACCAGGAACGGGTGCGTGCGGGATTTCGTGGCGGTGGGCGACGTGGACATCAAGGTCATCGGCGCGGACAACCAGATCCTGGACAGCTCGGTGCCGATCAGGCAGATTTTGGAACAGCTGGTGAGCAAGACGGGGATACCCCCCTTTATGCTGGGGCTGAGCTGGTCCAGCACGGAGCGGATGAGCACACAGCAGGCGGACCTGCTGACGACGGAAATGACCGCCATCCGGCGGTCCCTGACGCCGGCGGTCGAGCGGGTCTGTCAGATGTGGCTGAGGATGCACGGGTACGGGTGCGGCTTCCGGGTGGTCTGGGACGACATCAACCTCCAGGATCTGCTGGAGGAGGCCAAGGCGGCCTGGTATCGGGAACAGACCAGGAAGCTGGCACTGGAAAATGACGCGGCGGAACGCGCCGCCGGCAGGACCGAGGCGGAGCCGGCGCGGGCGGATGGCCGCGGCTGACGGAAAGGAGTATGCTTTTGGACGTGAGAAAGGAGCCGGGCGGCGTGATCCGGCACAGCGTGTCCCGGGAGGACATGATCCTCATCAACCGTTTGAGTAAGACGGAGCTCAAGCCGGATCAGGTGTATACCTTCGCCATCCGGCTGTGCGACAACGAGGTGGATCGGGACTGGGAACGGTTCGATCAGGATGCGTTGGAGACGCTGAGCCGGTTGTTCGTGGGGAAAAGCGGTATCTTTGACCACAACTGGTCTACGGAAGGGCAGACGGCGCGGCTGTATCGGGCCGAGGTCTGCCGGGAGAGCGGCACCACCAGCGCGGGGGACGGCTGCCAGTTTTTGAAGGGCTACGCCTACATGCTGCGCAGCGAGAAGAACCGGGCGCTGATCGAGGAGATCGAGGCGGGCATCAAGAAGGAGGTCAGCATCGGGTGCTCCGTGACGGGGCGGCGGTGCTCCGTATGCGGGAAGGAAGCCTGCGGCCATCAGGGCGGGAAGATGTATGATGGCAAGCTGTGCTACTTTACACTGCGGGAACCCGTGGACGCTTATGAGTGGAGCTTCGTGGCCGTGCCGGCGCAGAGGAAGGCAGGCGTTATCAAGAGCTTCGTCCATGAGCAGGGAGCCGAGCTGAAGCAGCTGCTGGCCTCCCACCCCGGGTGTATGCGGCAGTGGGAGGAGCTGGAAAAGCAGGCGAAGCTGGGGCGGTCCTATATGGACGGGATGCGCAAGGAGCTCATCCGGCTGGCGGGGCTGACGGATGAGACGCTGGATCTGGCCATCTTTGCCAAGATGGCGGAGAAAATGGAGGAGGACGAGCTGCTGGAGCTGACCAAGGTCTACCGCCGGCGAATGGACGAGCTGTTCCCGCCCGCGCCTCAGCTGCGGCCCCAGAAGGCCGCGCCCCGCGAGGATGAGGATCGGGCGTTTTTGATCTGACGGGCGGTACGTTGGGTTTCCGATTTTATGATACGAAGGAGGATCTTTTATGAGCGTTTCTTTTGAGGGCGTGGGTCAGGTCTGCACTACTTTCCTGGGCGGCGGACTGACGGAGGGCCATGTGGTCAAGCTCTCCGGCAATGGCACGGTGGGAGCCTGCAGTGACGGAGACGGGTTTATCGGCGTGGCCGTCTGCTGCAAGGACGATGCCTGCACGGTGCAGGTGGGCGGCTTCGTTACGGTGAGCTATTCGGGCACGGCACCTTCGGTGGGCTGGCGCGCGCTGGCGGCGGACGGGAATGGCGGCGTCAAGGCCGTTGGGGACGAGGAGACGGAAAGCGGCAGAGTGCTGCCCGTCGTCAATGTGGACGCCGCGGGTAAGACCGTAACGGTCCTGCTTTAAGGAGGAGATGGAATATGGCTTATACTTACGACAATTTGAGACTGGAAAAGGGTATGTATGGGGAGGCAGGGCGCTCCTTTACGCAGGTACTGGAGGCGGCGGACCCCAGTGAGAATTACCGGGGCACGCCTCTGGAGGGGTTGGACGCCTTTCAGCGGCAGCTGAAGCGGTTTGACATCCACGTGAAGGGCAGCCGGTCCGATGTGGTGGAGAAGTTCTTCCGGACCACGGAGTCGGCGGTGCTGTTCCCGGAGTTCGTGTCCCGGGTGGTGCGTCAGGGAATGGAGGAGGACAATGTGCTGCCCTCTATCACCGCGACTACGACCCAGTTTGACGGGATGGATTACCGGTCTATCTCCTCCGTGCCCAGCGAGGAGGAGAAAAGCCTGAAGCGGGTGGAGGAAGGGGCTCAGCTGCCCCAGACCACCGTGCGGACCCAGAGCAATCTGGTGAAGCTCCACAAGAGAGGGCGGATGCTGGTGGCATCCTATGAGGCCATCCGGTTCCAGAGGCTGGATCTGTTCTCTATCACTCTGCGGCAGATCGGGAGTCATATTGCCAGGATGCATCTGGAGGATGCCATCAAGGTGATCACCGAGGGTGATGGCAACGACAATCCTGCCGAGGCGTTCTCCGTGGGGAGCAGTCCTATCGGCGGCACGGCGGGGTCGCTGACGTATGAGGCGCTGCTGGACTTCTGGGGGCAGTTCGATCCGTATACCATGAATACGATCCTGGTGCCCAACGCGGTGATGCTGGACATGCTGAAGATGAGCGAGTTCCAGAATCCGCTGACGGGGCTCAACTTCCAGGGCACCGGTACGCTGGCTTCTCCTCTGGGTGCTACGTTGCTGCGGACCAGCGCTATGCCCAGCGGCAAGCTGATCGGTCTGGACCGCAACTACGCCCTGGAGATGGTCAGCGCCGGGGACGTGATGGTGGAGTACGACAAGCTCATCGACCGGCAGGTGGAGCGGGCGGCTATCACCAGCATCTCCGGGTTTGCGAAGCTTTACACCGACGCGGGGAAGATCCTGACCATTTAGCAGAACGGCGGAACATGAGGAAGGGGGCAGAGAAATGCTTGAGCAGATCGTACATCTGGCTGAGGCTATCGTCCAGCCGTCGGAGGCGGAGAAGCCGCTGCTGACGGCGCTGTGCGCCGCCGCCGGGGCGGAGATCGAAGGGAGGCTGCGGGATGGGATATCGCCGGAGGATTGCGGTGATGCCTTCCCTTGCGCCGCCGCCCTGCTGGCAGCTGCCGGCGTCCTGCCCAGCAGGAGCGGCGGGGACGTGGAGCAGTTTTCTGTGGGAGATGTCAGCCTGCGGACGGGCGGAGGCGGTCAGGTGTGTGAGGCCGCGGCGGCTATGCGCCGTCAGGCTGCCAGTATAATGGCGGGTTACTGGGGTGATGATGCGTTCGCCTTTTTGGGGGTGCGGGGATGAGGGCCCGGTTGGAGGAGCTGATGGGCGCCTATGGGCAGAAAGTCACGCTGATTTCCAGGAAGAGCGGGGAGGAAGTGGGGGTTATGGCGTTTCTGCAGCCGGTCTTGAAGGAGCGGACGGCGCCGCCGGTGACGGCTACGCCGCTCGGGGCGGTGAGCGGGCGGCGCTGGCTGTATGTCGGACCTGCCGGCCGGGAGATCCGGCCGGGAGACCGGCTGCGCTTTGACGCTCTTCGGCTGGTAGCGCAGGAGGCGGAAGCGTTGTATTTTCGCGGAGAGATCCTCTATCACCGGGCCGTGCTCCGGCAGGAGAAGGAGGCGGCGGAATGAACGGGCTGGAACAGGTGAAGGACGCGATCTCCGCCGCATTGGAGAAGGCGGGGGTACGCACGCAGACCGCCTATGCGCCGGAGTGGGCGAAGGCCTATTCGGAACCGGTGGTGGCGGTAGGGCTCCGCACGGGGGAGAGCCGGGGCGGGGCGCTGAGCAGCTATCTGGGGCAGCGGACGGACCCGCGGACGCAGGTCTGCCAGGAGGTCTATGGGATGCGGCTGGAGCTGACGCTGTCGCTGGATATCTACTGTCCGCCGGAGATGGGAGCGGCGGGCGGCGAAGGGGTCCTGGAGACCCTCCATCAGATCATGCTGGAGGGTCTGCCCACCGGCCTTCGGCCCACGGAGCTGAAGTGGGAGGAGGCATTATGGGATACGGGCACCGCCATGTTTTTGCGGAGGGGAAGCCTTGCTTGCAGCGCCTACTTCATCGCGGCGGCTTCGGAGGATGGAGCCGTGTTTTCTGATTTTATTTTGAAAGGTGTGGTCAAGAAATGAAGGGTATCATCCATGAGCGTCCGGGAGTCTACTCCTCCTATGACGCATCTGCCGCCGTTCGGGGCGGCCGGGCCGCGCGCACCGTCGGGGTCGCGGCCAAGAGTGTCAGCGGAACGGTCAACGCCGCCGTCCGGCTGACCAGCTATGAGATGGGACTGAGCGCATTCGGCGAGGACGCTGAGGGTACGCCCGGTATGTCCGCCATCTTGAAGCTGCTGTTCTTGGGGGGCGCGTCCACGGTGGTTGCCGTGAAAGTGAACGAGGATGATTACGCCGCCGCCTTCAGGGTGCTGCAGACGGTGGAGAACCTGCAGGTCATCGTCTGCGACAGTGGAGAGCTGACGGTACAGCAGGCTCTGCGGGTCAGTCTGGAGAGCGCTTCCGCCGCGCGGCGCGAGCGGATCGCCGTGGTCGGTATGAGCGATGCGTCTACGGCAGACCTGACGGAGCGGGCCAAAGCGTTGAACAGTGAGCGTATGGTACTGGTGGGCCCCGATGGGCTGGACGGCACGGGGAAGCCGGTATCCGGCGTCTTTACAGCGGCGGCAGTCGCGGCGGCGGTGGCCATGACGAGAGATCCGGCGATCCCCCTCAATGGTACGCCGCTGAATGGGCTGACAGGCGTCAGCGTGGATTATACGGACAGCGAGATCGATGTACTGGTGCGGGGCGGCGTGACGCCGCTGGAGGCAGTGGGCGGCGTGGTCTCCCCCGTCAGAGGCATTACAACCAGGACAACCACCGGCGGGGCAGACGACACCACCTGGCGGGAGCTGACCACGATCCTGATCGCGGACGATGTGATCCCCGCCATCCGTCAGAGCCTGCGCAGCCGGTTCAGCCAAACGAAGAATACCGTGCAGACCAGAGGAGCGATCCGGTCCCAGACCATCGTGGAGCTGGAAAACAAGCTGCGGGCGGAGATCATCGACAGCTACAGCGATGTGGCTGTATCGGCATCGGAGGAAGACCCTACGATCTGCCTGGTGGAGTTCAGCTTCGCTGTGGCCCATGGGCTCAATCAGATCTATCTTACCGCTCACATTACGATTTAAGGAGGATGAACAGGAATGGATGTGACTGGATTTCCTACCAGCTGTGATATTTATCTGGAGCTGGATGGCCGGAAGGTCGCGGTCGTTCAGAGCTACACCGCCAAGGCCACCAAGACCAGCCAGGTGGTAGAGGCCTTCGGCGAGAGCGAGCCTGTGGCTACGATCAACGGGCAGAACAAGTATGTATTGGAACTGACGCGGCTCTATGCTACCGATGACGCCATCAGTGACGGGATCGACTTTTTTGCGCTGGCCGATTTCTCCCTGGTGATCTGCAAGCCGGATCGGAAGGTCATCTACAGCGGCTGTCAGTGGAGCGCCATCCAGGAGGAGGGCAAGGTCGGTTCGATGGTGGCTGAAAAAGTGACCGTAGTTGCCGCAGGCCGCATCGAGGTAGCCGCCTGATGGAGGAGCGGGAACTTGTCCGGATCGATCTGCAGCTCCCGGCCAGCGCGCTGGACAGTCTGTCCCGGCTGGCTGAACAGCTGCGGCTGCTGACGGCTGCGGCCGGTAACCTCCGGCTGCGGCCTGGACAGGAGTACGCGGAAAATGCCTCCTTTGATACGGAGCGCTTCCGGAGCTTGCAGCCGGAGGAGCGGCGGAAGAAGCCTGTGGAGATGCGGGTGGATGCTGTAACGGATGTGGGTGCCGCCGTACCGGTGCGGTCTTCGGTAACGGAGGATGTACCCTCGCCGGAACGGGCAGGCAGCGAGGTCGTTGATCATCGGGAGGAGGCCGCGCAGGCGGCCCCTCCCGGCGGCGATAGTATCCCTGACGCGAAAACAGCAGGCTCCGGCATCCAGGATGAACTGGCTGTGAAGGACGCAGAGAGAGAAATCACGGGGAACTTGGAGGATATTCCAACCGTCCGGCCGGAAGTGGGGCAGGATACGACGGAGCTCCCGGCGGCTCGGGAGGAGATGGATGCGGAGGGCGCCGATGTGCCTGTATGGAATACAACCGGGCCGGAGGATGGGCAGTATGGGATCGAATCCCCTTTGGGGGCGGGCGTGGTAGTCACGGCAGAGCCGGATATGCCGCAGAGCCGGTGGACCAGCATCACGGAGGAACTGGTAACGCCGGGACCCGCGCCGCTGACGGCGGAATCTGTATCCCTGGCGTTCCAGAGGGACGGCAGGCGCTATGACAACGGCTTCCCCTTATATTGACGGGAGGGATCGAAACATGCGGTTAACACCCATGCGCTACAAGGACTATATCTGGCCCTATAATCCCGCGACCTATTCCATTACCTACGAGCGGCAGGTAGCGGTCCATAAGGTCCCCTTTGGACGCTACTGTATGCAGGATCTGGGGCTGGGCTGCCGGATCATGCGGGGACAGGGGGAATTTTCCGGGAAGGACGCCTATGGGGAGTTCAAACGGCTGGCCTCCATTTTTTACAGCGGCGGGCCGGGCCTGCTGATCCATCCGCTGTGGCAGATATCCAACGCCTATTTTACCAGACTGAAGCTGGAACAGGAACCGCGTCCGGACTATGTTCGATACAGCTTTGAATTTCGGGAACGGTACGACGGGTACAATGAGGAGCTGTCCGCACTGGGTTCTTCCGGTGGAGCGTCCACCGCCGCGGCCAAGAGCGCCCGGCAGGAAAACGCCTGTATCGTAGTCAGCGGCGACACGCTGTGGGGGATCGCCAGACGCTGGGACGTGCCCCTGGAGAGCCTGCTGAAGGCCAATCCCGGCATTAAAAATCCCAACCTGATCAATCCCGGCGATAAGGTGGTGATCCCATGATGAATATACTGCTGGATACTTACGGCGGCGTGCGGTACGAACTGCCGGTCCTGCTGCGGTGGGAATTGGATCATACGGGAGCAGTCCCCTGCGACAGCATGACGGCGGCCTGCCTGTATGACGCCGGAATGGCGGAGGTCCTGCCTAAGGCTACCCGGTTTACCGCCTTTCAGGATGGCAGGATCATGCTGCGGGGCGTTATAGACGCATATGAGGTCTCCCTTTCCCGGCAGGGGCTGCTGGTGGAGATCGAGGGGCGCGGTATGGCCGCGCTCCTGCTGGATAATGAATCGGAGGCGCTATCCTATGAGAGCGCGCCTCTCTCTGAGATACTGGAAAACCATGTGGCTCCCTATGGAATCGAGGTGGAGCGGCAGCGGGACATTTCCGGGAGCGGCTACGCGGTGGCTTCCGGTTCCAGTCAGTGGAAGGCTCTGCAGGGATTTACCCATCGTTTCGGTGGATTTGATCCATACTTCACCAGGGAGGGGGCGCTGGTAGTCGAGCCGCTCTGGGGCAGCGGAAAAACGCTGTGCATCAATGACGCTTCGCCACTGCTGTCCCTGCGCAAGCGGGAGCAGCGCTACGGCGTGATCTCCGAAGTACTTATCCAGGACAAGGTCCAGGGGATCAGCCATCCGGTCAGGAATGAGAAATTTTTGCAGACTGGCGGACAGCGTCGGCATGTCCTGTATATGCCCAGGAGCACCGCCGAAGACCGGCGGTATACCGGGGAATATCAAATCGAACAGTCCGCCCTGGAACAGGTAGAGATCAGTCTGGAGCTGCCGTTCCCCTTTGCCGCGATGCCGGGCGACCGGGTGGAGTTGGCCCTGGGCAGATTGAATTTGTCCGGGGTTTATGAAGTGGTCCGCTCCCGCAGCCGGATGGATGGCGATGGGGAGCGGACGGAATTGACGATCGGTGTGAGGTGAGAAATATGTGGTTATCAAAAACGATTGCCGCACGCCAGCGGACGGAACGTGAGAGTACCGCTGCCGATATGGGCGTGACCACCATCGGCGGCGGCAGCGCCTCCGTGATGACAAAGGGCGAACAGCGGAATTTGGAGATCTTTGCGCCGGGCGGCCTGATCTGGCAGCCGCAGGCGGGAGATACCGTATTGGTCATCAAGGGTGGGACTGGCGGACAGGAGCGGTGCGTGGTGGCCGCCGATACCTCTGCGGCTGCGCCAAAGGATATGGCTCCGGGGGAGCTGTTCCTTTATTCCTGCGGCAATGCATCTATTCATCTGCGTAAAGACGGCAGCATCGTCATCAAGGGCAACGGCTCTGTCACGGGAAATTGGGTGATAGAGGGCGATATCGAGCTGACCGGAGGTCTGAAGGTGACTGGCGGCGTGGAGCTGCATGGCCCGGTCTCTATGGATGGGGACGTTACCATCAACGGGAGATTGACGATCAATGGGCAGCCTTGCCGTCCATGTTTTTGCGGTTGATAGGAGAAACGTTCAAATGGAAGTGAGAATAAAAAATGGCGATTATATCCCGGACGGACTGGGCGGCGTGGTCCGCTGTCAGGGGGCGGACGCCCTGCTGGAGCGGGTGTTGTTTCGTTTGACCGCGCACAGAGGAGGCTTTCCGATCCTGCCGCAGCTGGGGAGCCGGTTGTACCTGCTGAGCCGGGAGCCCGCCGCGCAGCGGCTGTCCGCCGCGCGGCAGTATGTAGCGGAAGCATTGGCGGAAGAGGCGGTCACGGTCGCAGACGTCGCTCTCGCCCCGGATGGGCAAGGGCGCATACGGCTGACGGTACGGCTGGAATACCAAGGAACAGAGCTGCCGGTCTCGTTAACGATATGATCTGGGAGGTGAACCGATGGAAAAAAGTATAGATGAGATATATGAGGAAATGCTGTCCGCTTTTGGCGAAGCCAGCGGGTATCTGCCCCATTCTTCCTGTGATCTGGCCGCGCGGCTGTATGCGGCGGCGGCCCAAATCAGGGGATTGTACCTGCAGGCGCAATGGCTGCTGGATCAGAGCTTTCCGCAGACAGCCAAGGGGGAATATCTGGAACGGCACGCATATTTGAGGGGACTTAGCCGGGGGATCGCCACCTGCGCGACCGGCGTACTGCGCTTCGGGCTGTCTACTGCGGTCGGCGGCGATCTGACGATAAAGTCCGGGACGGTGTGTATGACGGCGGCGGGCATCCGGTTTGCTACCACGGATAATGCCGTGCTGAAATCTGGCAGGCTCTATGTAGACGTGCCCGCCGTGGCGTTGGAACCAGGGAAGCTTGGAAATGTTGCCGCAGGCACTGTCACCATAATGGCCGCCATGCCGGTGGGGATCAAGGCCTGTACCAACCCGGAAGCCTTCAGCGGCGGTGATGACGCGGAGGACGATGAAGGGCTTCGCCGGAGGCTTCTGGACAGCTACCGCCGGCTTCCTAATGGCGCGAACGCGGCTTACTACGAGCAGACAGCGCTGTCCTGCACCGGCGTAGCGGCGGCGGTGGCGGTGGGCCGCCCAAGAGGGGTCGGTTCTGTTGACCTCTATATCGCAACCGATGCCGGTATCCCAGATGAGGCACTGTTGGCGGAGGTCAATTCGTATCTGCAGGAAAAGCGGGAAATATCCGTGGATCTGCGCGTGCTGGCACCCACACCGAAGGCGGTCAATATCTCGGCTGCCATTCAGCCGGCTGATGGATTTACCTTTGAAGAGGCCCGTGCCGCCGCGGATGCAGCACTGCGGGAGGCATTTACCGGAGTCCTGCTGGGTAAAAGTGTTACGTTGGCCTATTTAGGCAACCTGCTGTATGATCTGGACAGCATTCAAAATTACCGGTTGACCACGCCTTCTGCGGACATAGCGGCCAGTCCGACCGTTCTCCCATGTTTGGGGACTGTGACCGTCTCGGAATGGGGGGTATGATATGGCATATGGCGAGCATTTGCGTAACCTGTTGAGGCCGCTGGGTATCTACGACCTTGCGCCGGGAAGCCTCAGCGGCAGTGAATTGGATGCCCTTGGGTGTGGACTGGACAGCCTGAGCGCGCGGATGGACTATGTGGAACGGGAGAGCGCCCTGGCGACCGCCGAAGGCGAAGGCCTGCGGCGAAGGGAGACGCTCTTTGCCCGTACTCCCGTCCATTACAGCACGGATCTGCGGAGGCAGGCCATCTCCGCGCTGCTGCGTATCGGCGGAGACTGTTTCACTTTGTCCGATATCAACAATACCATTTCCGGCTGCGGAATCAAGGCGCTGGCGTTGGAGAAAGAGCGGTTTGGCTATATTCGAGTCATTTTTCCAGATGTGGCCGGTATTCCGGAAGGATTTGAGCAGATTCGAGGGATTATCTTGGATATCATTCCTTGTCATCTGGATGTGGAATTTTACTTTCGCTATCTCACTTGGCAAGAATGCGAGGCCTTTCAATATACGTGGGCTATCATCCATGAGAGGAAATATACCTGGTACGGCTTTGAGCTGGCCGTTTGAAATAAAAGGCCGGAGACATGGCGTGTTGCTGTGTCTCCGGCTGAATTTTTATCCGCAGATAAATATTATGTAGACCGGATTGTTAATTGCTAAACTTGTGTCCTGATTTTGAGAAAAAATGGTCAATATTTGAAAAACCAAAAAATTTTCACAACCCAATTATGAACAAACCATGAAAACGCTACCACCTGGCTACCAAGGTTTTCGCGGCTGCTACCAGCTGCAAATTGGTGGAAAATAACGAAATCAGTTGACATAAGCTGACGCCGTGCTACCAAACCGGAAAAATCGGCTACCAAACTTTTTTCTCGAGGCTGGAAACCCTTGCGCCGCAAG